ATAGGATTGACAAGAAACAATGAACCGGTCTGTCCGCTTTTAGCGATATAGACATAGGCATTGCCGGCCAGAAGAAGATGAGTGGTAAGCCTCTGGTAGAATGCTCGGCTTCCCTCTGATAAGTTCGGGTTATAGAGCATATCAAGAATCGGGTGCTGGTCAATCTTTCCTTTTGGCCCCCAAAGTTCAAATTCTAATCCACCGACCGCCTTTGCAATTTTCGTCACGCAAGCAAACAGGGCATAGTTCCCGCAGTAAGCGTCTATAGCATTAGAGAATTGGTCAGAACGATAGCCACCCAGCCCCCAGAAATACATTCCGGCGCTCGAATACGGCGGTTGTATTGTCTGGCTAGCCGCCTTCATTTCCTGAACCACTTCTTCTTTTTTCTTCCGTGAGAATATGCCCATCTCAGATACTCCTCACACCAGGCCAGGCTTCCCGAGTTGCCGCCCAGTAAGCCAGGGCCAAACTCATCACACAGTCGTCTGTCATTCCTTCCGGCGCCTGGTAGCTAATGTTTCCACTTTCGCTCTGCTTATAATCCAGAGCCTTTAGCTCGTCAATTAGTATGTCTATTTTGGGCAGCTTGATTAACTTTTCCCCGAATCCAAAAATGAGGTTCTGAATCAGTGCCTGCTTCTTTGTCCCAGTGAACACAAACCCTCTGACATAGATGTCTTCCATTAAGAGCCCTTCAACTATCGGATCACCAACTCCAGTCTGGTCAACTAATGTTAAGGCGTCATATTTTTGAACTATCTCTTTGATTATTCCCTTCTGAACCTCCCAGTTAACCTGTGTTAACCTCTTAAAATCAATTAACCGAAGTTCATCATCAAGAACAGTTATGACCGTGTAATCATGATGTCGGGCCAAGTCTACTCCACAGTAGTATACTTTACCTTCTACCTTCTTGGCCTCTATCTCGGGAAGAACCACGCAGGCATCTACATTCTGGATTACTTCTCCAGATTCTTCCAGAAACTCGGCCAGGTATTCTTGTCTAAAAACATTTTCCGGCAATGTCTTCCTGGCCAGCTCAATATCCTGCTCTTTCACTTTCGGATTGTCAGATGTCGGGAATCTCCAGCTCTTGTAGTCTGGATATTCAGGATTCTGGCCCATAAGCCATAGATGATAGAACCAGTTTCGGCCCTTTGGTGTCGAGATAAACATTACATCCCCACCAGTATCGGATATCGCCGGCCTTAACACTTCTTCCCATGCAGCCTTAGGAACTCTGGCCGCCTCGTCAATTACTAATCGGTTAATTCCTTCAGCCCGCAAATTATCATATTTTTCAGCCGTTCTGAAGCTGATTACACTGTGATTGATTAGTTCCACTACCATATCACTTTCACTTACCCTCGCTACTATACCGAGGCCCTTGCCCAGTCGTAGAGCAGTCATCAGCCTTTTGAAAGCATACCGTCCCTGTCGATATGTCGGGGCCACCCACATGCAGTTCCAGCCTGGATGATTGACCGCCCCCTCCAATATCCAGTTCAGGGCAGCAATAGTCTTGCCAAATCGTCTTCCAGCCGCAATAACCTTGAACCGGACTCCCAGTGTAAGAAACTCCAGTTGTGATTTTCTCGGAGTAATACCAACTATCTTCATTCACCATTTTCCTCATTTCCTAAATCATATTCAAAAGACAACTTCACCTTTTCGTTTATTTCTCCGCTTATTTCTTTTCTGTCTCTCCACCTATCTGGACGCCTATTCTTTAGACAGAAAATCATTGCCGTCGTATCGCCGTCCATTGCCTTTTCATATAGCCTTTTTACCACCTGGCTGTCAGCCTTTATTTTCCCCCTTTTTAAGGCGTGCCGGAAGTCCGGGTCTTTCTTATATCGCTCCAGCGTCCGCTCCCCTATACCAAGCACGAGTGCTATATCTTCATCAGTCAGACCAAGCCCGGCCAGGGCCTCGACTTGATTAAGGTCAATTTTTTTTAGCTTCGACGGTCTGCCGGTTTTTATCATGTTTCTTATTTCCTAATTACATAAACTGGTTCTACTGGATCATTTGACATGCTGTTTAGGGCGATTTTAAAATTTTCAGTCTCCTCAAACTTAAACTTCATCTCATCACATAGCCGCTTAACTGGCCTAAGAAACTCTTTCTCCATATTCAAGCAAAAAACCCCATCATCTTTTAAGGTGTTCATGGTTTTCGATATTAATTTTCTTAAAAAAATGTTATTGAATTCATCAAGTGTTTTGTATTTTAAATATGCCTGATTTGGATTATCTGTCTCGTAATGTTCCTTGTTGAAATACGGCGGCGATGTGATTGCAATATCAAATTTCATATCAGGCAACACGGCATCTTCAAACGGGGCGCAGATTAATGTTACCTGCGAACCAATTTCTTTTATTTTTTCTGCCGATAGCAGAAAATCAGCAAGATGGCGAACCCCCCGGTTTGTTTGGACAGCCGGGTC